GACTCGACTTCAACAAGATCGCGCCCGACGTGTTCAACACGGCGAGCAATCTCCGTCAGGCAATGAGCGTCTCCCTCGCGGTAGACGTTCCCCTGACGGGGTTCACGGTCACTGAGCAGAAGCAGATCGTGGATGCGCTTACAGCGTATCTCACGGCCGGCTCCGGCTCGAAGGTCACCCAGCTTCTGGGTGGCGAGAACTAGCCTACAAGTTCCACAGGCTAGATTCTCTCGAGTAAGACCTACGTCGAGAAAGGAAGAGTCATGCACAATTCGCGTTATCCCTCGTTGAGAGGACATGCGCGTTCGTGCATGCTAATCCTCCTCGGCTTGGACTTTTCAGATGCGCCCGCACCCGAAGCTATTTGCTTCGGTTGCACCGTTTCCGAAATTCTCGAGCAGCTCACTGTTTCAACACGGTGGGCTGCTCGAGTCGGAAGAATTCTCACTGAGCTGACGGATATAATCCGTCGCTCGGCCGGCCAGGACTCAGAGTTTGACACTCTGGTGTCCGGGACGATCGAACAGCACAGGGAGTGGTTGTGGCGGTTGCTTGACGACCTCATCGAGGACGCAGGCCTTTCAGGTGAATTTCCACCTGACATCTGAAATCTGAGGGCTACTCAGCTTGGAAACTACACCCCAGAAAGGGGATAGTTTGAAAAGCCTCGTAGCTCTTTGGGGAGTGGCAGCAAGAGAACTTGCTGCCGGATGTTGCACTAGTATCACTCTTGACTACAAAAAGCTCAAGAGCCGTGTCGAAAATGAGGGCCTATCGTTCCTAACGATAACCCTTCCCGCATTTGGGAAAGATTTCGAGAGAAGTCTGGATCAAGGCCGGGTAGACAGCAATCAGTTCGTCGGGTTTTCCCGTCGCTCTGATGGTCCCCTCCCTAAGTTTCTGGGAGGTTTCCTCTGTCGAATTTTCGACTCGAGTACTGGTTGTTTGCTTGACAACCCATGCGTGGATTCCATCTTCGCTGTTCGGCAGCTTACGCTGTCGATTGGCAAGATTTCCCTTGAATGCAGTGATGCACGCAAGAGGAACGCCGCAATTGAGTATGTCAAGTGTGACAAGGAAGTTGGAAAAGCAGCAGAACGTACTACGGCACAGTCCAGAGAGGACTTCCGCCGTATAGCTGCTCTTCTGTATCGAGACGTCTTCTGTGACCTTGATAAGTCACTGAACGAGATGACGTTGATACCGAAGCACGGACCTGGGAAAACTGCGGATGGTCTTACGGGAAACCGTAAATACGACCTTAAGCAGTGGACCCATCGACTGGAAAGAGTGTTCCCCTATCGGGAATACGCCATTGCCAGCGAACGTTTGTTCGATCCCACATTCAAGTGGGGCCGAGCTCACATGGACCGTGTCAACTTCCTGGAACCCGGCGCAGAGCCACCTGTCAAGGTGGTCTTTGTGCCTAAAACGCTCAAAACTCCACGAGTTATCGCAATTGAGCCCACGCATATGCAATATATGCAGCAAGCTCTCATGTATGAACTTGTGTCCTGTCTGGAAGGAACAAAGTCTCGTAAGAGATTTCCATTCAGGGGCATGATCGGCTTTGTGGACCAAACGGTTAATCACCGGATGGCCCGCTCTGCGTCCGTTAATCAGGACATGGCTACGCTAGATCTTAGCGAAGCTTCCGATCGAGTTTCGACACAGCATGTAGAAGATTTGACAGCAAACCATAGTCTCTCACAAGAGGCTTTGCTCGCTGTCAGAACTTTGAAGGCTGCGGTACCTGGAAAGGGGATCATATCCCTCAACAAGTACGCGTCGATGGGTTCAGCTGTCTGTTTTCCAATTGAGGCCATGGTGTTCTTAACCGTGATCTTCGTCGGAATCCAGAAACAGCTCAGACGCCAGTTAACCCGGAAAGATATCAAATCCTTTCTGGGAAGGGTACGCGTCTATGGGGATGATATAATCATCCCCACAGAATATGTGCGTTGCGTGATTGAGAGCCTTGAAGCCTATGGTTTCAAGGTAAATACCTCCAAGAGCTTCTGGAATGGGAAATTCCGGGAGTCTTGCGGGGGCGACTACTATGACGGCCACGATATCACTGTGGCAAGGGTCAGAAAGCCGTTACCCCGATCACGCACTGACGTTGATCAGATTGTCTCCACTGTCTCGTTGAGGAACCAAATGTACGATCTTGGTCTTTGGCAGACAGCTAGTTTTCTAGACGATGTCATCAGAAACCAGCTGGTGCACTTCCCCATCGTTGAGACAACCTCTTCTGTACTAGGAAGGCATTCCGTGTGCTTTCGCCCACAAGGCGATGCATGGGATCGGCGACTCCACACCCCCCAGGTTAGGGGATGGGTTGTCCGCACCAAAATTCCGAAATCTAAGATTCCGGAACACAGTGCGCTTCTGAAGTACTTCTTGAAGCGAGGCTATGAGCCTTTTGCCGATAAGGAGCACTTCACACGTCAGGGACGAGCGAAGAGCGTCGACATCACACTCAAGTGGAGGTCACCCTACTAGTTAGGGTGTCTTTTGCGCCGGTCAAATCAACCGGCC